CGATACACCCACGGCATAGATGATGCGGACGGCAGTGTCTGTCATCCCCATCCAATTTGCTTTGCCGGTGATGTCGTTAAGCATCCCGCCACGGATGCGCCACAAGATAGATGAGACAGGGATCAAGAGGACTGAAAGGATATTGTTCATGCTACGTTCACAACCCCGCTATTGTTCCAAAGCTGCAGGCTTCCAGATGTCGGCGCTGTAGTCGGTAAATTCCCACCGCCCAATACCAGCAACTGCGCCGATGATATCGCACCAAAATATACAGGCGCCGCCGATGGATTGGGGGTAACGCCAGGAACCACAGTGACCACGCCGCTATTGCTCCAAACAGATCCTGCCGGCAGGCCAGACGAACTCGTGGGATATCCCGTGGTGGGAGTAACGTGCAAAACGCCGCTGGTATTAACCAGATTTGTGGATGCGGTGATTGTAAACGAATACTGAAACGGGACAATGCACGCGCCGGAATTGATCAGCGAACCAAGCTGCGTTCCTATGCTTGGCGTAGGCGTGTCGATGGCGATCGTGAACGCGGTCCCGGAAACCGAAGCGCTTACGATGTTCGTGTTGTCGATGGTGGGCGAGATGCCATTGGCGCCGTTCATAAAACGGACAATGCGCCGCTTTAGCCACTGCATGTTGAAGATGAAGCCGTCGCCTTTATACAAGTTCCACGTCAGAACGCGGCGGTAAATATCATCCGTTGTGGATTGCAACACCTCGTTGTTTTTTGTGCTTCTTTTGTTAATCGCATACACGTCAATCGGCGTCTGGTTGATGGATTCAAACGACAATATCTCTCCGGTCGTGATAGAGGGCCGGGATATGCCATAGAGCCCTTGCCCCACCCAATCCAGCAGCGCGCCCGCAACAATTCCACCCGTGTAGATCGGCAGGTTAAGCGTGTTGAACCAAAGCAGGAACTGCGTTGCCTCTTCGTTATATGACGTGTTGAACGCCTGGATGTTGTCGTCGTCGGCGTATTCTGTATAGACATAGGCTGGGATGATCTCCTGCAGGCAGGTTTGCTCCGGAAGGCCCGGATAAACGGCATTCGGCCCTACGTATTGGGTCGATCCGCTCATATCTGCGTGACCGTTATGGCGGAAGCGGTGGTTGAGAAGTAACTCTCGGGGTCTCCATATATTAAGACAGTCCCGGCAGATGGCGATGTGGCCACGCCATTGATAGTCACGGAAAATGTCAGCGTGCTGATGAGCGAAGCCGAAAGCGATGAAGCCACTGCCGTCTGGAATGTGGCAATCATCACGTCAACGTTCATAGGCTGTCCGATTGAAAGCCCATTAACGTAGGCCGCCAGCGCAGCAGACGCCATAGACGCCACTGCAGCAGACGAGACATAATTGGTCGATATGGTGTTCCAGCTCACGGCCATAGCCACGGTCTGAGACGGCGAGATCACATAAGGGATGCTGTACGTGTCAGGGTAATCGTTGATGCTCACAACCACGTTGCGGAAGTTTGGAGTGACAACGCCGCCGCTGGAATACGCGCCGAATGAGGTGGTGTTGACGCCAACGGAAAACGTCGTCTCGCTCAGAACGGTGATCGTATAAGATCCGTTATAGGCACTCGGCGTAACGCCCGTGATCTGCACAACCTGGCCCGTCGTATAACCGTGATTTAGCGTAGTCGTCACCACGCCCGGATTTGCCGCGGTGAAGTTCGACACGCCAAGCGTCGAGCCTACCAGCAGCGATATGTCCGGCACGGCCTGGAAGATGGCGTTTGCGATCAGGTACTCGTCACCGCTGCCGCCGATGATGATTTCCCATCCTGTGCTGGCTATCTCCCGCACGGAGATCAGGTTCGGATTGACGCCGGGTACATTCCCCAGAAGCGTTTTCAGAAACGGCGCGGTGCCTATAGATGCCACATATCCGGCCTGCAAAACCTGCGCACGATAGCTCGAGATCGTCTGCGCGGCTTGGGCAGGAGTACCGGCCAGCGGATTGGTAACGAATAGTGATACGGTCGATGGAAAGGATGTGACAAACTGCGTGACAGTGTTGGCCGGAATGGCGAATGTGCTTGAAGTCGTGGCGACGGCGAGCAGCGGCTGGCTCTGGCCAGATGACGCGATAATGCCGCCATCGGATACGGTGTACTGGTTAGTGCCATCGGAAACCGTGAAGCCGATAGGAATCACATAACCGACGGTGCCAGAGAACACCACATAAACGCTGCCATTTGTGGCTTGCCCCGGCGTCACTCCGAAGAGTTGCCCGAGCTGATATAGCAGGAATGGATTGGCCCCCAGAGGCGTTATGGAGTTGATGACGTCCACCCGCGCCTGATCCATGACCAGACAAGCGCCCGTATCGGTCGAGCTAATGTCTTCGATCAGAGACCCCGGCAGCGTTGCGGTCAGCCCCGGCGCAAGGGCGGTAGCGCCCGCAATGATGGCTTGGTTAAGCGCCGTCGCGGTTTGCGGCTGTAATCCGGCGCTCGTCATGACCGTGGGGAGGGTGCTGCCGCTCAAACTGGAATACTCGCGCTGATGGTTGCACCGGAGTGCGTTACGACGCTTATATCGTAAGTTGGCGTGGGCGACGATACTTTTTGCACGGTCAGGCTAACGAAGTATTGGTTGAACTGGCTTTGCGTCTGATATGTGTAAAAATCCGGGAAAATCTGAGTTAACACGGATTGCTGCGCCGGGATGCCGTAATTGGCATAAAACGGGCTCTCGCCCAGGCCGAGCTTTAAGCACTGGATGAGGGTTGTCAAATATACGGCATCGTTGTTGCCGTTGGCATCGGTTGTGACTTCCACCCATTGTCCGGTAGAATCTCTTCCCCACGTGCGCACTACGCCGGACCTCCTGTATTCCCGCCGCCAGTCTGGACGCCCGTATGGTAGTGGGTATCAAACAGAATACCGTCGATCGTCAGGCCGGAACCGTTCAGCGTTACCACTTTCCCCCCATATGATAGCGTAATCCCGCTTTCATTGACAACTATCGAGGAAGTACCATCTTCAGTCTGGATCACCGCGCCCTGCGGCCCAGAGATAAACGCAGCATTCGTGTTGACGCTCGAGAACGACTTAGCCGCGACGGGAACCCACACCAGCGCCGTGAGATTGAGCGGTTGCGCAGTTGATGCCACGCCGCCTCCGAGTCCAGAGATGCCTCCTAAATACACATCGGCTGGGATGGTTAGGCCGACGTCTCCCGCCTGCGTCGGAGACCTGATCCATTGCCCTTCGGCCTTGGGGATTGTGATTTGCGGCAGGGTTTGTGTGGCGTTGACCTCGAACTTGACCGTCACCATGGAGCCGTTAACGGCCACAACCGAGCAGGGCAGGGACTTCCCAAGCTTTTGCATCTGCGTTGCCACATTCTGGACGGCGATGCGGTTTAGAGACGGGGCAAGCGGAGTTTTCTGGAAATTGCCACGGTTCATGACGCCACTCCCGTCGCGGTAAAGACTGTCACCCAAGATTGCCCGTCAGGCTGGCGATAATTTCCCATGTGGTGGATTGAGTCTGTCAAGACGAAATTGCCCTTAAATGCGCTCTGTTGACGCGCCAGCGGCAGAGATGCTGCGGTTGTCGTAACTGCACCCGGAGCGCCGTAACCGTTCGATCCGCCGAGCAAGCCTTGCGGCATTGTCACTTTGTCGCCAATCGCCAGATCGGCGCGCATGGGGCAAACAAACTGCATCTTAAGTACGTCAATCCACGTAGGCTGACCGATCAAGTCCTGAAAGGCAATCGAGATCGCGGTTGATGTTTTCGTGCTGTCAAATATGGATATGTCGCCACTCGGTAGCGTCAAGATTTCAACGCCCGTGTATGATCCGCCGATAATTGATGCGGTGAAGTCTTTGATGGCCTGCGCCATTGCGGGCAATGACGAATACACGCCAACAACATCGTAATTCACGACGAGATTGGGGCTTATGTCCACGTAAACGGACCGGCCAGGGAAGGCGATCTGCATCGCGTTCTTGATCGGAACGGCCAACTGTGTGCCGGCCAGCCAATTCAGAACGAGGTTGCTGTTTTGAGACGCCAGGGAGCCATTCGTGACCACCACAAAGTCAAGGGTCATGTCCGTCCCTTGCCAGTTTCCGAATGCCTGGAAGATTACCCCGCCAAGAACAAGCCCGGCTTGGTTCTGGTTATTGAGAGGCAGTCCTTTCTGAAACCCGGCATAAACCTGAATTTGGCAATTCGTGAAGTTGTTTGCCTGCAGCAAGTCAGAGAGCGCAACGCCCCATATTTGGACAATTCCTTGTTGCACCTGCGCGGCGCTAGTTTGGGAGTAAATGTCAAGAACGACATTCAGCGCGCCGGGGTCGTTCTGGTTGCTCGTTCCAACCTTCGGATACGACGTGTATTCCCGCAGCGGCGTTGCCGTGGAGATATTCGCGCCCGGAGACCATATTTTTATGTCGTAGTATCTCATGGCGCGATCACAAACGTTTGCGAACCGTCGTCAAAATACATGGTTGATGTTGTGAAATACCCGAACAGAAGGTTGATTTGATAGTTCGGCGGAGAGGCTATGAGCGCCTTGCAAACGACCAAATTCGTCGGATTTATCGAGTAAATGTTGAGATACCACCGCTGCGCCCAGATGTTCCACGTAATGACGCAAGTGTAGCTTGCGCCGTCAAACGTGGCATCGAAAGAAAATGCTTGGTT